CTGTGACACAACGGCCGAAGCAGTGCGCGCCGTAGAATTAGGCCGGCCCGCTGTATATGCTGCGCCCCTAGAATCGGCCGATCAGTGGCCGCGTAAAATCCACGGCGTACAATTTGCCCGTTGTCCCGCAGAATTGGCCGACAATTTCAGCTGCCAACAGTGCGGCGGCGGCCGGCCATTGTGTGCACGTGGTGCGCGTGATTTTGTTGTTGTTTTTGTTGCCCATGGCACCGGTAAAAAGAAAGTGGGAAAAGATGAAGACGGCGGGTGTTATGCTGCAAGCGGACCGGTAGCGATACAATGGCACAACACGAGAAAAAACGGCGCTAAAAATGATGCTGCAGCGCTTCGCGAATTTGTGCGCACTCTCCCGCATGGATCTTTTTTGCGCCACCATATCGCGGGCGATTGTGGCCTAGAATTGGGGGCCCCTTGATCATTGCAATAATTCTTATTTTTTGGGCGCTGTGGTGGTTACTTGATCAATTTGAAAAATAATTGTAAATAAATCGTACAAAGTGTAAAAAGTATGTATAATTCAAGCACCGGCACAAAAAACCGGTTTTTATCAACTTAGAAAGGATAGCGTAATGGCACACATGATCGACACAACAACAGGCACAGCAGCAATTGCTTATTCAGGCCTTGCACCATGGCATAAGCTAGGGCAGCAATTGACAGCGGGCGCGACAATTCAGGAATGGACACAACAGGCCGGCCTTGCTTATGACGTATTAGAGAGCCCTGTGTTATTCAACACACCGGCCACCAGTGCTCCGCAAGCTTGGCCTGATAGAAAGGTTTTGCATAGAAGCGATACCGGCGCGCCGTTAGCTGTAGTCTCTCAGGGCTATAACGTAGTGCAGCCGGCCGAAGTAATGGGGTTTTTTAGTAAGCTTGTGGATCTTGGCGGGTTCACAATGGAGACGGCCGGCGCGCTCAGTTATGGCCGGAGGGTTTGGGCCTTGGCTAAAGTGAATGAAGGGGCCGATATTGTGGAGGGTGACACAGTGCGCCCTTATGTTTTGCTTGGCACGTCATACGATGGAACCATGGCCACAATAGCCAAGTTCACCAGTGTTCGCGTGGTGTGCAATAACACAATCACAGCAGCAGTGAATAACAGTGAATCGCAAATTAGGGTTTTACATTCTGAGCGATTCAACGCGGACGATGTCCGGCTGCAGCTTGGCATCGTGGCTAACCAGTGGGAGCGCTTTTTAGTTCAATCCCGCAAATTAGCCGGCGAGACAATGACGGGCGAAGAATGCGACGCGTTCGTTACTGAATTATTGAAGCCCTACCACACCGGCAAAATCGAGATTAAAGACAGTCGCGCATTTAAGCGAATCATTGAATTATTTAATGGGCGCGCTATCGGTTCCGACATTGTGGGCGTGGCCGGCACGCGGTGGGCGGCCTTGAATGCGGTCACTGAATTAGTCGATCATGAGCGCGGACGATCTGACAATACGCGCATTGAATCGGCATGGTTTGGAACCGGTGCAGCTTTGAAAAATAGGGCCTTAGAATTGCTCTCCGCTTAACTGATATATGAAACCCGCATAACCGCGGGTTTTTCATTGGGCAGATATAACAAAACGGCATAACCGCGGGTGGTAAAGAAAACCCTATAAACTAGGCCCCTGATCCCTCGCCCTCGCCGTCCTGATCGTGGCGCTTGGCCCTCGGGCCTTGCTCCATGGGCCGTGGCCCATGGCCCGCGCGCCGGTAGGCGCGCGGGTTTTTTCTCTGCAGCCGGTTTTGTTTTCTTTGATTTTTTCCCTTGAATGGTGGTGGCGGGGGTGGGTGGGCCCGCTGATCTTTTTTTGTTTTATTTGTTGCAAAGTGCTGGCGCGGTGGTATACTGTGTGCTCAACTTAGAAAGGATAGAGAGATGACCGATCAGGAAAAAATTGATTTGCTTGGCGAGGCCTTGAACAATCTTATGCAGTCCGCTGACACTTACATTGTCGATGGATCTTGGATTGATGAATTGACCCTTGACATTGAAAATGCTCGGGCTTTGCTTAAGAGAATGACAAATTGCATTATTCAAATGAGACATGACCTTGCTGAAGAGGGCTATTCTGTCCCTGCTTCGCGGACCTTCAGCAATTACGACACACTGGACGATGACCTTTACATTTCTGCCGATGAATTGAAAGGCGCAACGTTTGGCGACGATCCCGCTGATCCCGACGATCACCCGTTTTGCTATCTTCAATTGAAGGACGGCCGGTCCCTGTATTTCATAGGGGCTGATCTAGACTTTATTTATAAATTAAAGATTGTACAAACAGAGTAAAACAGTGCTATAATTCAACTGTCTAATCGGCCGATTAGATACAACCTTAGAAAGAAGAGAGAACGCAATGAGCAACCCAGTAACACCCTTTCGCAATAACCTGTTTGGTTCACGTGGCATGGACATCCAGTCCGCACTGGATTATTCAGAGATGATGATCAATACTTTGAGTGCCACTGATCAGGTAGCAGTCCGGACTGCATTCGGTGTTGTGATCAATACCATCGATAGCGCAGTGACCCAGTCCCAAGGCCCAAGCCCCGTAGAAGAAGCATTGTTTGCCATCATTGACAAACGTATTGCAGTTCTTCAGATCAATACCCAAGTGGAAATCAATGCATCCATTGACGACTGGATGGATAACAACCTACGCGATAAGATGATGGACATCTTGGCCAACGACGACATCGATGACCAGATTAGTAACTGGATGTCGAACAACTTCGACATTACCGATTACAACGTGGACGATGCAATTGAATCTTGGATGGATAACAACATGGACGAAAAGATTCAAGACGCAATAAGTAATATTGAATTCAGTGTTACTGTTAAATAATCCGTGCTATAATTCACCCACTGGACCAGCCGGTCCAGTACAACCTTTAGAAAGAATAGAGATCATGAAAACAGTTAAGACAATTAGCATAAACGGCACAACCTACGGATTACCCGAAGGAATGGCCAGTAAAGATATTCAGGCACTGGCCGGATTCTTATGCACATTCACTGCCATGGGCAGTGAATACAATTACGACGACAGTGAGTATGTTCACTACACTAACGGCGGTGTGACAGTTCAAGTATCAGACAGTCCAGTACTGGACAAGGCCGATGCCCGCCAACTGGGTGAACAAAGTCGTCTGCGTTATCAGGCCAGACGCGACGCAGAAGAAAGAGCACGGGCCGGTGACCTAGTCGGCCTACACGTGAACCAGTAAGCGCTGGTCTAGGTTGTATGTACATACAACCTAGAAATCACAAACATGAAGGCAGCCGACTGGCTGCCTTTTTTGTCAGCCGTTACTCTACCCTACAGGGTAGAGTATCACAGGGCCCTAGGGCCCTGTATGCCTAACACACTATCCTTACGCGCGCCTTACACTTTCCCTTTTTTTATTATTCTTCCCTCATGGTGGTGGCGGGGGTGGGTGGGCCCGCCTGTTCCTCTGTTGTCTACCTATGGGGTTACATTCTTAACTAGGGGGAGGGCCATAAACAGCCCAGTTCACTCAGGCAAAACCTTCGCCCTGTTTCTGCCAAATTTCAAACCTTTTTAAACTTGGTCCCCGGAAAAGACCCCCCTTGTTGTTTTAAATGCAATCAGGGGTTATATTTATGCAAATTTCAAAACGTGGCCTATGCACTCTATAAAACCCGATGACGTACAGGACGAACAGCTTCGCTTGGAGCTTCGCCTCAAACTTCTTGAAGCGCAGGAGCGTGCAACCACTGACTTCCTCAGCTTCTGCCAGTACGTCTGGCCCGAGATGCTCGTTGGGGAACACCACAAACGTATCGCCAAAGCCCTTGATCGTGTAATCTCTGGCGAGTGCAAACGCCTGATGATCGCGATGCCTCCTCGTCATGGCAAGTCCCAGCTTGGGAGCTATCTGTTCCCGGCCTATCTTATGGGTAGAAACCCTGACACCAAACTGATTGTTGGCTCCCACACCGCGGAGCTTGCTCAACGCTTCGGTAGGATGATTCGTAATCTGGTGGACGACGAGAAATACAAAGAGTTGTTCCCAAAGATGGCCCTGTCAGTTGACAGTAAGGCTGCTGGACGGTGGAACACGGCCCAAGGCGGTGAAGCCTTCTTCATCGGTAAGGGCGG